TTATTATAGGAAGTGGATTAACATTAAGAGGAATATCAAAAGCAGGTAAATTAATTTTAGAATCTAAAACTGGTATAAAACTTTTAGCTAATTTTACAGGAAATAAAAATTCTCCAAATATTCAAAACATAGAAATTCCTAAAAATGTTTCACCAGATAGTGATCTTGAAAAAATAATTAACAATCCAGAAATTCCAACTACAATAACAGATGATATAGATACTGTAGATTATATACCAGACAATTTAAAATCTTTAAATGCAGAAGAAGCTATAACAACGTATATAACTATGCCAGAAAAAATAACAAGGAATCAGTTAATAAAGCATCCTGCTATTTCTGGTAGAGATAATGTTAATCCAAATATAGTATTAGACTTTGATGCTGCTGCTGATAAAACAAATAAATATTTAAAAGAAAAAGGTTTTGATGAAGGCAGTAATGTTTCAGTTTATAGACTTATTAAATATAAAGTAAAAAGAGATCCAAAAGGAAATATAATAGGAAGAGAAAATTATCAAGATTCAGAAACATTAATTTCTGGTTCACTAACACCAGAAGCTAATTTAAAAACTTTAGATTTTTTTACACAATCTGATATTGCTGGTAGTAAAATGGGAATGGATGATATGTATGAAATAGTTAAATATAATGTTCCTCAAGATAAAATAAAATTAGCTATGGGTGCATATAAAAATAATATAACTTCTTCTATTAATAAACAATTAAAAAATAAAAATATTATAGCTGAACCAGAAAAAGGTTTTAAAAAAGTTAATCCTGCAGAAGATGCTAAAAAATTAATTGATATGCAAGATGAAGTTATTGCAGATGTTTCTGGTTTAGAAAAAATTAAATTAGGAAGTTTTAAAGATTATCAAGATTTAAAAAATCAACATGTAGATAAAATTATTTTTAATAAAATTAAAAATATAGATGATTATAAAAATCAAATGAAAAAAGATCTTGATGATGGTAGAATATTAAATCTTACTAGAGACGAAATATTTAGAAGTGGAAAATCTGAAAATGAATTACTTGAAATGAATACAGAAAGAGCAATGCCATTTTTAGATAAAGTTACAAGATTTTATAATAAAGCTTATGTAACAGACCGACCAGCAGAAACTTTACAAATATCACAAAACCCAACCTTTTCAAGATTAGAAGATGCTGTAAATAATTTAAAACAAAAAAAAGGTTCTGGTGAAGTATTTTTAAATAGATTAAAAGGACAAGCTAAACAAGAAGAACTTGATTGGACAGGATTAACAAAATTTTTAAAAGATAAAAAAGAAGTTACAAAAGAACAAATTCAATCCTATATGAAACAAAATAGTATTCCTATTGAAGAAAGAATATATAGTTATAATCCAAGAGATCCTGGATGGAAAAATAATCCTCAATATGGTCAATATACTATAGATGGAGATGATAGAACTAATTTAAAAAATTATAAAGAATTTGTTTTTTCAATTCCTCAAAAATGGCGAGAAAGAAATTTAGAATATCCTTTAACAAATAAAGAAGAAGTTCGATTAGCAGAATTAAAAAGGATAGGTGATAAGTATAGAAGTTATACACCAAAAGGACTTACAATAGAAGGCAGTGCTTTAACAAATAAATTAGAAAATTATGAAAGAAAAAATAAACCTTTAGAATTTTTTCCGAGTCATAATTATGATAAGGATGTAAATTTAATTTCACGAGTAAGAGTTAAAGATAGAATAGATGGTGATGGAAACCCTACAGTACATATGGAAGAAATACAATCAGAACTTGTAGCTGATACACTAAAAGCTAAAAAACAAGCAGAAAAAGATGCTGATTCTTTTTATATATCTAGTGAAGATAAAACTTTACTACCAGGTATTACAAAACAAGATGTTGAACTATTACGAAAAGGGTATGCTCCAGAAGGTATTAAATTTAGAAAAAAGAAAACAATGGAAGAATTAATGAAAACGAATAATGCTATATCAATAAGAACAAAAGAATTACAAAAAAAACACAATATAGATTTAGATAAAGTAAATGATAAAATAAAAGATTTAAGACAGGATGAACGTTACGTAGAAAACCTAATAGAAAACTATATTACTAGAGGAGGAGATCCAAATAAAATTAATCCTTTGGAAAAACAAAATTTAATTGATATTAGAAAAGAAATAGACGAGAATAGAAAATTTTTAAATGATTTTGATAATATATATAAAAACGATAAAGTATTAAATAGATTATATAATAAAAGTAAAAGATTATCAAATAGAAATCGTTTAAATACATTATTAAGAGATTTACCACCAGAATTTCCTGTGCTATCTATAGGTAAAAAAGATGATTGGTATAAACTTCCCATAGATAGAATGATACGTTATGCTGCAGAAAGAGATATGCCGAATGTTACTTTAACAAAAGGTGAAGTACAATATGATAGATATGCACAAACAAAAGGGCAATATAATCTACAACGAGATAAACTAGAGGCACGAGATACATTATTTAAAGATTTTGATTCTTTTTTAAAGGATGTTGAAAATATTGAATTTCCAAAAAGATCAAAAGATGATTTAGATTATTCAGAAAATAGATATATAATGGAAAATAATCCAGATTATTTACCAATGCTATCTCTTGCTAATAAAGAAAAATTAGATAAAATTTTATCTAAATATAAATTATATAAATTATCAGCACCTGCATTACAAAGAATATTAAAATCAGTACAAGTTAAAACTGATAAAGCTGTCTTTAATAAAACTAAAAAAGATAAAGAGAATATAAAAAGATTAATAAATGATGCACTTATGATTCATAAATCAGCAAAGGTTGGTAGAAATTATGATACAAAATATGTAGGATATTTAGATGATATAGCAAAAAAATATAATGCAAAACGTGATACTACGTTTGTTGATAATAATATGAAAGATGGTGCATCATATAGATTAGAGATTACACCACAAATGAAAAAAGATTATTTAAAAAAAGGAGCAGCTAGATTTAAAACTGGTGGCTATATTAAGGAGAGGCTATAATGGCAATAGAAAAAAATCCATTTGAACAAAAAACAGAAACAACAAATGTTGTATCAATAGAAACACCACAAGCAGATGCAGATGTTTCTTTTGAAGTAGATACAGATGGTGGAGTTGTAGTAAATTTTGGTGAAGAGAATATACAAGAAGAAGTTGTAGCAGCAGAGTATTATGCAAATATTGCATCAGATTTAGATGATCAAATATTAAAAACAATTTCACATACTGTAATTGATAACTTTCAAGCAGATAAAGAATCTAGAGGAGAATGGGATTCTATGTTTGAAAGAGGTTTTGATTTATTAGGTTTAAAATTAGAAGATGCAACAGAACCTTTTGAAGGTGCATGTACAGCAGTTCATCCATTATTAATTGAATCTGCTGTTAAATTTCAAGCAAAAGCATCACAAGAATTATTTCCTTCTGGTGGTCCTGTTAAAGCACAGATACTAGGAAACCAATCTGTTGATAAACAAGAACAGGCAAATAGAGTTCAGAACTTTATGAACTACCAGTTGACTGAACAAATGCCAGAATACTTTGATGAGTTTGAAAGAATGTTATTTCATTTACCACTCATAGGTTCTGCTATTAAGAAAGTATATTATGATGCTGGATTAGAAAGACCTGTTTCAGAGTTTGTACCGATTGATCAATTCTATGTATCGTACTATGCTTCTAATTTACGAAAAGCAGAACGATATACACACGTAATTTATCGTAATCCGGTTGATATGCAAAAAGATATGGAGTCTGGTATTTATGTTGATACAAATTTACCAGATGCAAGTAGCCCATCTCAAACAGGTTTTGCAGAAAAAATAAATACTATTATGGGAATATCACCAACATCTGATAATGATCCACAATATGTATTACTAGAACAACATTTATATCTTGATATCCCTGACCCAGAATGTCAAGAAGGCGAGTTTGCTCCTTATATTGTAACAGTAGAACAGGAGTCTCGCCAAGTATTAAGTATTCGTAGAAACTATAAAGCAAATGATGCAAATAAAGAAAAAAGGATGCATTTTGTCCACTACAAATTTGTGCCAGGCTTTAGTTTTTATGGGTTAGGTCTTATACATTTCCTAGGTAATTTAACATTAACGGCAACAGCAGCAATGAGAAGCCTTGTTGATGCTGGACAGTTTGCTAATTTACCAGGAGGTTTTAAGGCTAAAGGAGTAAGAATGGTGGGCGACAACGAACCTATTGCTCCTGGTGAGTTCAAGGAGGTCGAAGCAACTGGTATAGACTTACAAAAGGCGATTGTTCCTCTCCCATATAAAGAGCCTTCCTCGGTACTATACAACATGCTTGGATTTGTAACTGCTGCAGGTCAGAAGTTTGCAGACAGCACAGAACAAATAGTTTCTGATGCTGCCTCCTATGGACCAGTTGGAACTACTATGGCTTTAATAGAAGCTTCTAGTAAATTCTTTTCTGGTATTCACAAACGATTACATAAATCTCAACGAGATGAATTTAAAATTATTGCTGAAATAGATTATGATTATCTTCCAGCACAATATCCTTATGATGTTCCAAATGCTAGTAGAGAAATATTTAAAAAAGATTTTGATGGTGTTGTAGATGTTGTACCTGTTAGTGACCC